ATCTTCACGCATTGATGCCATTTTAATCTCATTGGCAAGCGTACTAACAAGACGGGGATCAATCTTTCTTATTTTCATAAGTCTCTTAAGAACACGCAAGCTTTCTTCTGAAACGCCACTTCGATCCTTCTGCTTGCGGCTATCAAACGGTAAGAAATCATCAGGAGTGATGCTTACCTTCTTGCCGCCAAGACCTTGCGCAACAACAGTACCAAGCTTCGCTGTGGACAAGCTCAGGATGTTGTATCGCGTGATGTCATGCTTTTCCAAGAACTTGATCGCAGCTAGTACATCCTTGACAGGCTGCATGCCGAAGTTTTCTTTTCGCCAACGCGGGTCATCAAGATCAGACGCGCTGATCCTGAAATACAGCGCGTCCCAATCAGTGGTGTTCTGAAGGTTTTTCCTGGCGTCTTTCTCTAGTTTTCGGACTGAGTCTTGCTCGTCCGCTTCGGCGCTTTTTTTGCAGGCTCCTCCTCCCCTTGAGACTGTTCAGACACGATGAACTCAATAGCTTTGGTGATGGTCTTCTTGTCCATCTGCTTCGTGTCGTCGAAAGTCCAGTCAGAAATGGCCGCCCACTCTCCGTCAATCAACCCTTGGCCACGAGTGCGGATAAATGCTGTGACAAGCTTGGCATTGCCAGCTTCTGCAGAAGTGCCTCCTGTAAGCATCTCCAGGGTGTCTTCTGTGTATTCGCTAAGCAGTTCCATCTCCGTCAGGTCTGCACCGCCTTGCAGGGCCTCGAAAGCGGCTTCCAGGCTGATTCCTTTGTCTGCCGCCACGCGCTTTGCAAGCTGCACAGCGCGAATTGTCGCCTGGCTTTGAGTGCGAGAAATTTCTTCTTGCTCAATTGTTTCAGCAACCAGCCAACTGCCATGCTTCCGAAGGCGCAATGTCGGCAGTAGCTCGAAATACTCGGCCTCTTCAGTTTGAAGAAGAAAGCTGTACTTGCTCATGTTTCAGGATCGCCAGATCAACATTGAACGCCTTCACTCGATCACCTCTGGAATAGAGACCATCTGGTAGTTCGATGGTGAAGATGTTGTTTTCGTCAGAAATTCTACAGGTGTTTTCATCCATGGCAACAGCACAAAAGATGCCTGCAGTTAGGGAACTTCCTACCTTCTTGCCGTTGATCACATGAACGCGACCATCATCACTCTTGAGGTAATCAAGGCGTTTCATCGGTTCATCCTAAGCGTGATATTCGCCTCCAGGGCGCGTTTAGTCGAACTGCTATCGAAGAAGTAGGGAGTGGCGATTTCGTCTGTCCAGCGGCGAGCCTCAACGGAATGCGGGCCTTCTCCTTCATGGACGAACCACGCATATTCCTCTCCACTGGAATTCTTTGCATCCCAATGCCAAGAAGCCACCACTTCAGTGGCACTTCGTCTGATTTGAAAGCTTCTTTGGCCACTTTCGTAAAGCTTGCCCAAATCGTAGATGTCCCTTGGGCCTGGTCCCACCACTTCGCCATTTTTTCTAATTGTGACTGCTCTGTATGGCCATTCAACCTCCTGAAATTGTGCTCTCATGTATTCATCATCTAAGTCTTCATCAGCCCATTGCTCAAAAGCGCTGATAAGTTGTGCTTCTAGCTCATCAGGGTTTTGAAAATAAGCTCCAGTGACAAGCAACGACATTAAACAGTCCCCTCTCGCTTGTATTGAGTGACAATATCAAGGTCAGGGATGATCAAACGAGCGTATTGGTATTCCCTATCGCTCGATGGAAAGCCAGTCAAACTGGTGTCAGGAAAATGACGCAAAATACGATCCACTGCATCTTCCATCGTCTCTGAACCAGGACTGTATTGCGACAAACGCACTTCCCAAGATTTTCTCATCTCCACCATTCCCATCAATGGCCTACTTACCCTCGATGGATACTGCCTAATTGACACTTCTAGACCAGTAACCTTCCATCCTTTTGGAACGCCATATTTACCATCCACATACACTGCAGGAATGACAGTGTTGTTTGGAAGCGTATAAGAGCCGACAATGTCGACCAGCAAAGCTTCCAGAGTATCCCTGAGTTGTTTAACGTCCATAACAATAAAATAGCCCCCTTTCGGGGGCTAAGCAGAGTCGGTCGGAAAAAAGGATCAAGCGTTGGGCGTGCCGCCGATACCAGGGACAATGTCACCAGAGATGGCTGCAACGCGACCCACACCAACTGCACCACGGCTCATCAGGTCGAAGGTCACTTCAACAAGGTTGTCCGCAGGGTAGCTTTCGCTGTAGTTCATCACAGAACCAGCAAAGCAGGTGAGGTCATAAGTGGTGCCACCATTGTGCTTAAAGATCTCAACATACAGTTCAAGATCTTTTTCGCTACGACCGCGCAGGATCAGATCCATCGCTTCGTCATAAGCGGTCTCGTCAATAGTGGTGCCGTCCAGATCTTTCTGGAAGTAAGAAGTGACGGAAGCCTGAGCGCGAGTGGTGGTCTTCACGCTGTCAGCAAAGCCGCCGTTGCCCAGCAGGTAATACTCCTGCTCACCATCGTTGATGGAAACAGAAGCGTTGGTCACACCGCCCAGGAAAAACATATCGGTGGGAACACCCGTGGTTGGACGGGTGAGTACACCAGAGGCCGCAAGGGCAATGTCAGGACGAGTAGCAGCAGCCAGGGCACCCACGTAAATAATGGTGTCCTGACTCTTAATGATTTGAGTTGGATGTTGGATGGCCATTGAAACAAATGCAAGGGAGCTAAATCAACGGTTCAGGACACTTCCTGCTCCTACAACTCTAAAGTAGCCGTGGATAGGAGTGCCGAGAAACTGTCGATAGTGTTCAGTCATCGCTATGGTTGGGAGCATTTCAAAACGGCCTTCTTGGTTTTCAATCGTCGCCTCAGCAACGTCACCAGCCGTGACTCCCGATAACGCGAGCGGACTGACAAGGCGTCCCTTCATGTAGATGGCACTCTCGTCAGCCCCAATTCGCTGCTCGTATTGAGGATCCCTGCTTTGCTTCAAAACAGCGTAATACGTTGAGCCAGTTGTTGTCTCGACGTAATTGCCCGTAGTTGAATCAACCGCATAGCCGCCAGCCACGCTGAACACCAAAGTGGCATTTGCAAGTGGCGGAGCAGGGTTTGTCATCAAACTACAAAGCCGATCATTGAAGCATTGGAGGCAATTTCGGAGAGACGCTTGAACTCTTGGCCATACAACGTGGCGTCAAGTCCTTCACCGTAAACCTTGCCATCAGTAGCGCCGATCATCGTGCCCATTTGAGCAAGTTGAATGGCAATAATATGAGCGGCAAGGAAACGCGCTGCTCGATCAGTCTGGTTACCGAAAACATCGGAAGACACATCGGCAGTAGCGCTCTCAATGGCCCCGTTCACAATTCCCGAAGGATGGGGGGTGAACTCAGGGAAGCGTTCCAGAAATCCCGAGTAAGTGACAGTCATGCTTTGCCAGTGCGAATAGCTTCAAGGCGACGGTTGATGGCATTGCGAACCCTCACGCGACCTTCCACTTTTTTCCAATCATTCAGCTTTTCTTCATCGTGAAGAAGCTCAATTGCTTGGATGGCTTGACTCAATGGAAGCTGAGAGAGACTCTCGGTTGACTGAGGGATGGTTTCAACTTCCACCCGCTCTTTCATTTCTTCAATTGCGCCAATACTGAGCAAGGCTTTAACCGTAGGATTCGCCTTTGCTACCTCCCATTGTTCATCAGGAATTTCCTGATTAAGGCCAGGAGCAAGACTAATCAACCCTTTGTCGGTGATAATTCCGAAACCAGCCTCACGAGGCGGGTTCTCAAGTTCAGGGCGGTAAGCAATAAGCATTGTTGAAAAAAATTCAGCACGTAAAGCTTAACCGCCCTTTCTTGACTAACTCAAGGAGCCTGCACGTACTTCACAGACTTCGGATAGTACAGAGCGACACCACCCACACGAGCGTGAGCAGGGACGATGAACTCAAGTCCACGCTGTTGAGGCGGGAACAGTTCCAAAGGCTGAGGAATGTGCAGTTGAACCTTCTGAGGATCGCGCTTGTAGACCACCAGACGATTCTTGGCCAGGCTGCTGTTAGCAGCGGCAAGCTGGTTGATGGGCTCCACGTTGCGAATGAAGGGGTTGGTCCGCAAGAAGTACTCAAGGACAGTCACATCGGAGCTGTCAGAGTTGCGGGTGGTGGAGACAGTGTTGTAGTCCTCATAAGGCATGAGGATGGTGTCAGGCTGCTCCTTCATGTTGGAACCACTGATGATGGCGCTAACGCCCTCATTCAGGATTTCCAGCATTTCCTGGGCAGTGATACCAACAGTGGAGAACCACTTGTTAGCGGCGATCACGTCAACAGTTGCATTGTTGAAGAAACCAGCCAGGCTCACAGAGCCTTCGCCGAACATGGCAACACTCTCGACCTTCTCCTCATAGGCACGACGCACTGCAGTGGCGCGACGTTGCTCCAGGGAAAGATTGGCCATCTGAGCTGCACGCAGCTCTTGCACGGTGTAACCAAAGGAACCACCGAAGGAGCGGATGTTGATGCTCTTCTCGGTTTGGCTCACGTCAGCCCGTGGCAGATCATCAGCAGCATCAGAGATGAGCTTGAAGTCACCAGTTGCATCCATGATGCGGTAGGTGAAGGTCTGCGAACCAGGACCGGCCTCAGCAGTTACAGGCAGGATGGTGGGGTATTTGATGTCGGCATATTCGACTTCAAAAACCTGGGGACGGATGTACTCAAGCTGGCGATCAAGGAAGAGGCCAGCATCATCAAGACGAAATTCGCTCATTAGGGCCTCCTATCAAACGTCAGCGGTGAGAGTGAAGTCGGGGCCATTCAGCTCCAACAGTGCAATGCCAGCAGCAGTGGTCTTGGACACCCAGCGGGCACCAGACAAAACAGCAGTCTTGTTAGCAGCAGCAGTAGCGGCGAAGCGACCAGCAAAAGAGCCAGAAGTAACACCAGTGTCAGCGTCGTGATAAACGCGAACAGCGTCGGTCAGATCGACAGCTTCGACGCAGTAAACAGCCACAACACCCTTAGAAAGAATGTTCATGACTTGCTCGTCCTTGACACCAGGACGGGTGTTGGCATCGAGAGCGGTCTCATCCACATAGGTGAGAGCGTTCACGCCAACGACAGTGTCAGTGGTAGCAGCAATGGTCTTGGCAGAGTTGCCAACAGTGCCAGCAGTGTTAACAACAGCCAGACCGCCGAAAGCTTCGACAGCGCCGGTCTCATTGACAAAGGTGGACACGCTGTTGTCAGCAATGTCAGCAAACTGGCCTTCCAGGGCAGCAGTCAGTTCCAGCG